ATTATTAAGTGGAAGTGTAAATTTATTACCAAATACAATTTATCAAATTAAAGTAGGTAATAGTGAAGCTACATCAGATACTGCTGATTCTTATTTAACTGGTAGTAATGCTTATTACTATTCAACACGTGGTGGCGCAGGAGGCGCAGTTGGCGCAAATGGGTCTAATGGAGGCTCTGGTGGTGGAGGAGGTCAAACAGTATCAGGCACAACAACTGGAGGTACAGGAATTACTGGACAAGGTAATAATGGAGTTGGTGGTACAACTACAACTTTTGGTGGAGGTGGAGGTGCATTAAGTGCAGGTTCTGGAGCAACGGGTGGTAGCGGTGCAACTTCATCAATTACTGGTACACCAACAACATATGCAAGAGGTGGAACTGGTGGAAGTGGTGGTAGTGATGAACCGTCTAATACTGGAAATGGTGGTAATGGTGGAAGACCTGGAGATACAAGTGGTAAAACAGGTGGAAGTGGTATAGTAGTAGTAAGATATTTAGGACCACAAAAAGCAACTGGTGGTACTGTTACAACTGATGGAAGTTATATAGTACATACATTTACAACAACTGGAACAGCAACATTACAAACTTATTAATCAATAAAATTAAGTTTACAATTGTTAAATAATAAAACAAACAAATAATATGAAATTAGAAACTCAAAACTCATATGTAACCAATCCACAATTCGTAGGTGGTGTACCTGTAATCCCAACTTCAGGTTCTACATTCGCTGGATACAATGCTAACAATCCTCAATTTGGATTTGTAGCTGGTGGATTATATGTTGGTGAAATTGGTACATTAGTAGTAAAAACTTATGACCAATCAGTATTCACAATGGTATCAGCTAGTGGATTTATTCCTGGCATTATCACAGCAGTATCTGCTTCTTCAACTGCAGGTAATATAGTAGCATTAAAATAATTTATGTATAATTTAAACTATAACGTAACTAACGCTAGATTAAATAGACCGGTTGGAAGACCATTTGTACCAACACCTAGATTTGATGAGTTTTCATCTAGTTTAGTTTTGGCTATTCCTGGTAATATATTTAAAAATGGATATGTAAACGTATTCAACCAAGTTGCTGCATATGATGATATATCTGCTTATATTGTAAGTGGATCTGTTATAGATGAAGCTACAAATGCATATTTTGAATTAGGTACAAACCAAAATGTAGTATTAACTGGAAGTTATGGTAGTTATTCAGCTTCATTTGATGTAAATAATTTTTCAAACATTGGATATAGAACATCAGTATTTTTTACAGGTAGTGTAGCATGTACAATAGCTCCATCTGGTAATGCAGGTAGTGGATTAAACTTAACATCATCAAAATCATTTACTATTGAATCTTGGGTAGCATTTCCAGCAACAGCTTCATTTGCAACTGCATCTGGTCCTCCTGGTAATGAAACACTTGTTATTAATGCAGTACCAAATAGAATATTAGCACAAAAATATGTAGAAACTATTGCAGCAAGTAGTTCTTATTTGTATGTAGCTGGATGGACAGGAAATACAGCTGCTCCGGGAGTTCCAAGAGGATTTACACCGGTATCTGGTTCTTCTGTACTTTTTATTGATTATAAAGATGGATTAGGAGAAAACAAAGAATTGAATATATTCCCAGCTTCATCAAGTGGATGGATTCCTTTACAATGGAAGCATTATGCATTAAGTTTAACTGCACCTACTGGTTCTTCTGATAATGCATATTATAGACAATATATAGATGGTAAATTAGTTTCAGAACTAGCATCTAGAGTAGCAATAAATTTTTCACCAACTACGGCAACAGAAATATTTGGAGAAAGTAATCCTTTTATAGACCCATTTAATGAGGCTAGTGCATCACAAGTAGCAGGAGCATATTACCAAGACTTAAGAATTTATAATGGTACAAATAAGAACTATACAGGTTCTCAATTTACACCACCCCCAAGTATGATTATAGGAGAAGTACAACCATACCCTCAATATAATCCATAAAAAAGTACTACAAATAAAAAACAAATTGTTAAATAACTAAATAATCAATAATATGAACGCAAGACAAGTATTAGATAAAATAGTAAAGACTCTTTCATTAAGCAAAGAGGAAGTATTATTTACTTACGCTAAATTAGCAGATGGTACAATATTGGAATCTCCTACCTTTGATTTAGGTGAGAAAGTAGAAGTTGTATCTGAAGATGGTACTAAAACTTTAGCACCTAATGGTGAGCATGAAGTTGTACTAAAAGATTCTGAAGGAAATGATGTAAGAATCAAAGTTGAAACTAAAGACGGTATTATCACTGAAAGAGAAAACGTTGAAGTTGAAACTCCAGCAGCAGATGAAGCAGTTGAAATGGAAAGCATCGCAGGTGGTGACATGGGTGATGATGAAGAAGTAGATACTGAAGAAACAGCTAATCCAATCCCTGAAGATGAAGATATGAAATCCGTAATTGAAAAGATGGCTTATCGTATTGAAGAATTAGAGAAGAAGATGCAATCTATGATGGAAGTTAAGGAAGAAGGTGGTGAAGCTCCTAAAGTTAAGACAGAAGATTTACCTGGTGACGTAGGTACTGGTTATGTAAAACCAGCTACTGAAATGGCAGCAGTTGAGCCTGATGAGGAAGAAGAAGAATTACCAAAATTGGATGGTGCTCCAATTGAAGAAAATGCACCAAAACAAAACGGAGTAAAATTAAATAAGAAAGGAAATGTGGTAAATACACAAAATTCTTTCTTATCAAAATTATATAAATAAACAAACAAAAATCATTTAAAGATGAGAAAACAACAAAATTTCGCACAACCAGCAATCACTACAACTTATGCAGGTGAGTTCGCTGGGAAGTACATTGCAGCAGCGTTGTTATCAGCTAAAACTTTAGATAACCAATACATCACAATCATGCCGAATGTGAAGTTTAAGAGTGTTATCCAAAAGATTGCAGTAGATAGCATTGTAAACGATGCTTCTTGTAATTTCACAACTTCTGGTACTGTAGCTCTTACTGAGAGAATCTTAGAACCAAAAGAACTTCAAGTAAACCTTGAATTATGTAAGCAAGAGTTCGTAGATTCTTGGGAAGCTTTACAATTGGGCTATAGCGCATTTGACGAGATTCCAAAAGATTTCAACGATTTCTTAATCTCTTATGTTGGTGGTAAAGTAGCACAAGCTACTGAAGAATCAATCTGGAGAGGTGTAACTGCAACTAACGGACAATTCGGTGGTATCTATACTGCTTTAAGTTCTTCAGTAGTAGCAGGTGGTACTAACGCTCCTGTAACATCTTCTGCTTCAGGTTCAATCACTTCAGCAAACGTATTAACAGCTTTAGATTCATTAGTAAATGCAATCCCTGAAACTGTATATGGTAAGGAAGATGTGATGATTTATGTACCAACTAACGTTGTTAAGGCTTATCAACAAGCATTAGCGGGTGGTGCACAAGGTGCAAACGGATTCAACAACCAATTAAACGTTGGTGAGAAACCATTGAACTTCAACGGTATTGAGATGGCATTTTGTCCTGGTCTTGCTTCATCAGCAATGGTAGCAGCTCAGAAATCAAACTTATTCTTCGGAACTGGTTTATTATCTGACTACAACGAAGTAAGAGTATTAGACATGGCTAACTTAGATGGTTCTCAAAACTACAGAATCATTATGAGATACACAGCTGGTACACAATATGGTATCGGTTCTGACATCGCTATCCACAAAAACTATTAATTGAGTAAGTAATAGGGAGATTAACCATATCTCCCTTTACTCAAAAAACAAAATTGACAATTTAAAAAACTAAAAACTATGGCTTGTAATTTATCAGCTGGAAGAAATGAACCTTGTAAAGAATCAGTAGGCGGCTTAACTGGCGTGTACTTCTTAAACTTTACAACCGCTTCTTTCACTACGAATGCAAATGGTGAAATCACCGCCTTTCCTTCAGGAAGTACTGTGTACTACTATGATTTGAAAGGTAACTCAAGCTATACTGAAACTGTTAATTCATCTCGTGACAATGGTACAACTTTCTTCTCTCAAGAATTAGTTCTTAATTTGAAGAAACTTACTAACGAAATGACAACTCAATTGAAGTTAATGGCTTACGGTAGACCTCAAATCGTTGTAAACACAATGGCTGGAGATTCTCTATTAGTAGGTAAAACTCAAGGAGCAGATGTAACTGCAGGTACAATTCAAACAGGCGCCGCTTTAGGTGACTTGTACGGATACTCTGTAACCTTCACAGGTTTGGAGCAATTACCAGCAGCATTTATCTCTGGTTCAACTTTCGGTAATCCTTTCGGAGCATTGACTGTTAAACCAACTATCGTAACAGGTAGCGCAGCTTAATCAGTATAGATTTTGAAAATATTAAAGGTGGACTTAGGTTCACCTTTTTTTATGTCCTACTATAATCGTTTGGGAAGTTGTTAAATATATAGATAAATACAACATAAAGACAACCTAATGCAAAGCTATTATATATCGGGAAGTAATTTATTCACAATTCGTACAAAACCAACAGGCTCAGGTCAATTAACTTTAAGATTGCAGAATATGTACACATTGGTGAATACAACATCTTCTATTAGTGCATACAAATATAACGCCAATGAAAGCTTATTATCATTCACTGCATCTATATCTTCATCAAATATTGGAGATGAATATAGAGCTACCATATTGGATAGTGTTAGTGGAAGCATTTGGAATGGCTCTATACAAGTGTATCAATCCCAATCAATAGATAAACCAGTATATAAAAACCAAATTCCATTAGAAGGAATATACATTAGTAATGTAACTGATAACCAATACATAATTTTAGATTAATATGAAGATAAATCAGAACTTTAGTGTCGTGAATATGGCACAACAAGAAATACCTGTAATAACGGAGGATACGAAAACAAGATATCAATGGGTGCCTGTTGGAATTATAGGACCAGATGATTTCTTTCAAAATGTGACAGAAGCTTTCACAACATCAACAACAAATGCTGCCTGTATTGAGGGTATTGCTGATTTAATATTTGGTAAAGGATTATACTCTAAGGATGAGCAATTCCAATTGATATTAGATAAGTTAGTTCCGCAAGAGGAAATGAAGCGTGTATCGTTTGATTTAAAACTATATGGTAATGCAGCTTTCCAAGTATATTGGAACGCAGACCATAGTAAAGTAGTTAAATTCTATCACGTTCCAGTTCAAAACTTA